TGGCGAGCCAGTACGAGCGTGGGCAGTGTATTTCGTGGGGCGAGATTGAGGCCGTCACCGGCGACCACTCGAAAGAGAGAGCAAAGTACGTCATTGGGAAGTGGCGCCGGAAGCTGGAAGCTGAGCGGGAGATTGTGACGCTGCCCGCGTTCACCGTAGGCGTGCGAATGTTGACGCACAAGGAAACGGCCGCCGAGATTCCAGCGTTGCGCCAGAAGCGGGCATACCGTCAGATTCGGCGGGCTATCAAACAAACGGCGATGGTCGATGTATCGCGACTGTCGGACCACGAGCGGAAGTTGCTCGCTTCGCAACGATCGAACATGGCGAATCAACGGCGTGAGTTGTTTCGCTCGCGGAAGCAGTTGGCAACAAGCAAGCCAACTGAGGGGAATCCGCGACGGCGAGCTATTGCATGAATCACGCCTCGGCCCGCCCCGGCTCGGCTGGTGCACGGCTTGGCATGGTTCGGCTAGGTCGGGTATGGCACGCCAAGGGAGCCTACGGCTCACACATTGAATAGCCAAAAACGCTTGACTTTCCAAACTCAATAGGATTTAATACCAGCAGCGAACTGAGATCCGTCTCACTTCGCCATTACCACAATTCAATTTCTCGTCGCGCCCCACTACCAAACGGCACGGGCCGCGACGACGACAACGGCCACGACCGCTAAACAGCGGCACAGCCTGTTAGCAGTGAGTTTTTCACTGTCGGCAGGCTGTGCCGCTGTTTTCGTTTTCTGTCGTTCTGCGCCTGTTCCTGCCGACCCAACCGCGCAGGAACGAAAATGAAGACGTTGAAGGAATTGAAGGAGGAGCACGACGCGCTCCTCGACGAAGCCCAAGCCCTTACCAATCTGGCTGAGAAAGAGGGCCGCGAACTTACCGAGCCTGAGGCGAATCGGTGGTCGGAGTTGATGCGCCAGCCCGACGACAGCAATAAGTCCGACAAGGGCGGACTTGCGGCGCAAAAGCTGGCCGAAGTTCAGGCCCGCGAGCGACTCGACCGCGAGCGCAAAGTCCTGGCTCTCCAGCGCCAGCAGTCAATCGCCAGCGACAATCCGCTGAACGGTTCGATCGACGATGGGCGCCAAACGCTGAACGCACGCATTGCCGCTGCAAACCCGCATGTCATCATCGGCAAACTTCGCGCTTTTACCGGCGACCTGAACGCCGAACACGCCCGCAACTGCGGCTATTACCTTCGTGCGGCTGTGGCTCGCATGCGGCACGGCCGAGACGACGAAGCGGAACAGCGGATCGAAGCGCTCGGCTGGAAGGTCCACAATGCGGCGACTGAGAACACCGCGTCGGCCGGCGGATTTCTCGTTCCAACGCCACTGGCGGCAGCGATTATCAACTACCGGTTGCTGTCTGGCGTCTCCCGCAAGGCATGTCGCGTCGTTCCGATGACGAGCGATACGCTCGACCTACCGAAGAAGACTGGCGCCCACACGGTCTACTACCCCGGCGAAGGCAACTCGATTACCGCGAGTCAGCAGACTTTCGGCCAGGTCAAATTGTCGGTGGTCAAGCGCGCCGTTCTCACGCAAGTCTCACAAGAGCTTCGCGATGATGCGCTCGTGCCGATTGTCGACGACATCGTGGCTGAAATCGGTTCAGACCTTGCGCTCAAAGAAGACGCCGAACTTATTTCGGGCGACGGCACGTCGACCTACGGCGGCGAACAGGGCTTGCTCAGTGCCATTGGCGCTGGCGGCGTCTCGACGGCGGCGACTGGTCACGACACGTGGCCGGAAATCGACCTCGCCGACGTGATGGCGTGGCTTGGCTTGCTGCCCAGCAAGTTTGCTGTCGGCGGCAACACCTCCATCATTTGCTCGTCCAACTTCTATTACAGCGTGCTCTGTCGCGTTGCAATGCAGTTGGGCGGCACGACTGCGAGCGCCCTCATCGACGGCGTTACGGGCCAGCCGATGTTCTGGGGCAAGCCGGTGTACTTCACCGACTACATGCCGACTGCTACGGCTGCGGCGACCGTTCATGCTCTCTACGGCGACTTCAGCAAGGCTGTCGTCATCGGCGATCGCATGGGTATCGCGGTTGGCCAGAGCGATCAGTACGCCTTCGCCAGCGACCTGCTGACGATCAAGGCGACTGCCAGATATGACGTAAATGTCCACGAACCGGGCACGTCATCGGCGGCCGGCGCCTACGTGGCCTTGAAGTCGGCGTCGTAGTTTTTGCCTCTTACGAGTGGCCCCTGAAACATGGGGCCGCTCATTCAAATAAGGATTTCATCAATGCGAAATTTCAGTTCGGAAGTGAAGATCGTGCCGATCCTGACCTATGCGTCGGGCACGGCAGATCGGTCGTCCAGCGTCATCGACATGCTGGGCTTCGATTCGGTGTGCATCGTGGTTCACTCGGTGGCCATTGCAACCGGCGCAGTCGTTGACTACCGCGTTCAGGAGGCGAACGCAGCCAGCAACGCAACGACGCTCACGAGCGGCGCGGACCTGCTTGGGTCGTCGCAAACCGTAGCGGACGACTCGGACAACACGGTGAAGTACATCGACATCGTGAAGCCACTGAAGCGGTTCTTGCAGTTGGTCATCAACAACGATGGCTCGAATGCGTCTGCTCAAAGCGCGGTCGCGTTCCTTTACAACTCGCACAGCACCGTGCCTGTCACTCACGCGACCGGCAGTGGCACGAGCGGCGGTTCGGCCGCGGCTGTCGGTGAGTTGCACATCAGCCCGCTGGCTGGCACTGCGTAGTCCCCAATGAGGACGGGACGGCGGGGCAACTCGCCGTCCCGATTTAATCATGCAAGTTCGATTCAACGAGAGGTACGGCGCTTACTGGCCTGGTGCAAATCCAGTGCTTGATCCGTCGTTGGCTCGCGAGTTGATTAGCCGCGGCGTGTGCCGCCCAATCGCAGAGGCAGGAAATGACGTACCAGTCATTCCGACAACCGCAACGCAACAGCCACCAAACGACAGTAACGGAGAAGTCGAGCGACCTGCCAGTGACGCTGGAGGAAGCGAAGGCCCACCTGCGGCTGTTGTCGAGCGACCTGGACGTTCACGTCGAGGGTCTTCTCGAAGCGGCGGTTGAGTATTGCGAGTCGGTCATCGGCCGGTCGCTGCGGACGAGCACCACGCTTACGCAGACTTACGACGGCTGGCCGTGCAACCCAGTTCGATTCGATCGTCAACCAGTGCTGGCGATTGGAAGCGTGAAGTATCGAGACCCAGACGACACCGAGCACACCGTCACGTCAAACAACTACCGGCTGCTTCCTTCGAGTGAGGCTTCTGCAGTTCTTGAGTTTGACGAGGGGTTTGTTCCTGAAACTCTGGCCGGTCGAGCAGACGCAGTGACGGTGACTTACGTGGCTGGATACGAAGATCCACCAGCCCGTGCCAAGGCCGCCATCCTGCTGAAACTCAGCGAGTTGTTTGGCAATTTGGACGAACGGAAGGTAACGGCAAACGAGCGGTCCATCAACACGCTCCTCGGTTCATTGGACTGGGGCTGCTATCGATGAACGCCAACACGATTCTGTGGGTCGAGACGCCAAAGCTGGGCAGCGAACTGCTCGGCGAACCAGTCGGGAAGTACGAGCGGACTGGGCGGCGGGAGTGGTTTGATATTCGTCCACTGTCAGGCCGCGAGTTTGTGCGGGGGCAGCAGGTTCAATCGAACGTCACGCACGAACTGAAATGCCCTTACTTCGCAGGCGCGAACACGGGCATGCGACTAACGAACGAAGCAGGCACCAGAATCTTCAACGTCGAATCAGTAGTCAACGAGAACGAGGCGAATCGGTTTCTGGTGTGGCGCGTGGTGGAGGTGGTTTAGGTGGCAAGATCGACTGGCGTGCTGGTGACTGGCGATAAGGAGATTGACCGGCTGCTGAAGCGACTGCCGCTGAAGTTACAGAAGAAGCTCAGTCGCCAAGCTACGCGGAAGGCGGCCAAGGACGTTGTGCTCCCGAATGCTCGGGCGGAAGTGCCTCAGAACACAGGGAAGCTCGCCTCGACATTGGCTGTAAGGGCTGCAAAAGCGAGACGCGGAAGGTTCGGCCATCAGGTTGAGACGAAAGCTGGCGCTTACGGCGGCGAAGAGGGCGGGCAGTTCCCTGGCGCGTTCCTTGAGTTCGGGACTAAGGAGCGGTTTCACAAACCGTACAAGGTTATTGACTTAGATGAGGACGATGGCGAGCGGGAGAAGGGTCGCAAGTCGGTCGGTCGGATCAAGAAAGGCGACTTCGGTTACATGCGAACCGCCATTTACGACCATCAAGCCCAGATCAATCAGTTGTACTTGCAGGCTATGCGAGAGTTTGTGAACGAGGCGGCGTCGAAGTGATTTATCGGCTGTTAGGAAAGATGCTCTACGAATCGGCCGCGGTCCGCAATCGCGTGTCGTCGCGCATCTACTTCGAGCACGCACCCGAGTTAAAGTCAATTCCCGTCGACCAGCGCGGCGACTGCATCATTATCCGCAAGCTCAGCAGCAACCCGGAGACGCACCTGCAAAACGAATGTGACATGGCTCAGCCGACGATGCAAATCGACGCTTACTCCACGTCGCCAACGAAAGCTGAGAGCCTGCACGAATTGATCCGCAATCGGCTCAGCGGCTTTGGCCCGGCGATGGTCGAGGATGTTCTGGACAGTGAAGGAAACGAAGTCGACGTGTGGGTCAGCTCAATCGTCCTTCGTCGCGACAACGGCTACATCGAAGATCCCCGTGACGCGAGCGACAAGTGGACGCACCGATTTACCGCAGATTACGAAGTTTTCCATTCCCAATCCGTGCCTACGCACGCTTAGGAGGTTGATAGATGGCGCTAACTGGACATGGCACGACGCTTACGTTTGGTACGACGACTGGGTGGACGCCGGATTACATCTCGATTGCTGGGCCGGGAGCGACGCGCGAAGTGCTCCAAACCACGCACCTCGGCACGACCGGCGCTCATACGAAGGCCCCTGGCGACCTCCCCAACTGGCAGGCGGTGACGTGCGAGTATTTTTACGACCCTGCAGACGGCTATCCGCCGATTGCTGCAGCAGCCGAAACGATCACGCTCACCAATCCCGATGCAGGTGATGCGACGGAAGTATTCTCCGGCTTCGTGTCCGGATTTGAGGGCGCCACTCGCGTTACCGATGAGCTGATGAAATGCAATTTGACAATCGAACCTGCAGGAGCGGTGACGCACACGCCATAGTCTCATGGAAAATAACGTTGAATTGAGGCCGTGCATCGGCACGGTCATTGGCACCGAACGCGATCCTGAGCCGCAAACGATCACCTGGGACCAGGACGAAATCTGGTGCAACGGCCGTCGTATCGGATATGTGTCGCACAAGGCCGGATCGATCTGCCGATTCCAGCGAATTCTCACCAAGCTGACCGGTGATGGCGTCGTGGCGGAAGTGAAAAAGCTCCGCGAAGCGGCGCGCGGGAACCCAATTTCGGACGAGTGGGTTGGCCTGCCTGAGCCGTCGACGATCAAGAAAGCACTGAACTCACCCAAGAGGAAGCGATGAGTTACGCAACGAAGGAAGGTTTGTTCACAAAGGCCGCTGAGAGGCGAATTGCGGATGTCGAACACGCTGAATACGGGAAGTTTCAGATTCAATCGCTGAATGACCTGGAAAAGTCGCGATACGACGCTGCGGCGGTCAACAGCAAGGGCAAGCTCAATCGAATTGCAGCGGTCAACAGCAACGCGAGGTTGATCGTCTTGGGGTGCGTCAACCCCGCGTTCTCGATGGACGACGTGCCGCAGATTCAGCAACTCGATGCGGGACTGACTGAGTGGCTGGCAAAGGAGATTCGCAAGCATTGCGGCTTCGATGAGGAGCCGGAAAAAAACTCCGATCCGACCGACTGAGGCGGTTTGCATTCAAGCTCGCGCTTCACTTCGGTCGCTGGGATGTGGACGGGATGCTGGCAGAGTGGCCGGCGGGGACGCTCGAAAGTTGGTTTGAGTACTACAAGCTGGAGCCGTTTGGGGACGACTGGGAGAGGAGCACTGCGGGGCCAATCGAGATTGTCAACGCGATTCACTCGTTGGCCCACGGATTCGGCGGTGGCAAGGGCGAGCCGCCGGAGCCATTGCCGTCTGATGCGTTGGTCCCCCACCGCGACCCATTTGCTGAGCAACGACGCCGAGAGCAGGAATCCGTCAGAGGAATGGAGAGATTGCGGGGCATCTAGATGGCAGCCAACAAAACCATCGGCGGGATCAACGTCACGATCACCGCGACGATCGACAAGTTTCAAAAGAACTTGACGGCGGCGCGGCGGATGATCGGCGCGTTTACCAAGTCGATTAAGGGCCTAGTCTTCAACCTCAAGACCCTCGGCGCCGCGCTGGCTGTCGGCGGGTTCGCCAAGCTGGTGTCCGACCAGTTTGAGGCCATCAACCAGCTGAAGGACTTGAGCGACAAGACGGGCATCGGCACTGACAAACTCGCCGGATTGCAACTTGCTGCCGAAGAGGCAGGCGTCCCCATTGCCTTGCTCGAAAAGTCCCTGGTCAAGCTCAATAACGAAATGGGCATGGCCGGCGATAAAGCGCTGCGCGAGTGGATTGAGAACACTTCCAAGCTCACCAGCCAGCAAGAGAAGCTAGCCGCGGCGACCGAGATGTTCGGCTCGAAGGGCTCCTCGATGGTTCGCTTCCTCAACGGCGGTGTGGAGGCCCTGGACGAAGCCCAGCGAGCCGCTGAGTCGATGGGCCTGGCAATCACCCAGGATATGGCCATCGGCGTCGACCGGGCGTCTGAGGCGTTTGCGCGGTTCAAGATGTCCGTGACGGGAATCTTCCGCGCGCTGGCCGCTGAGATTGCGCCGTTCGTTGAACTTCTGAGCATGAAGGCTTCGGCGTTTCTGTCGAGCAATGGGCAGGGTAAAGGCATCGGTACGTTCGTCGCCGACGTAATTGTGGAGATGGCGAAGAATGTCGTGGATCTGATTCAGGACATGGTGGGCGCCGTCCTTGCGGTCGTTGCTGAACTTCACGGGCTCATCCTCAACTTCCGAACAAGTGAGTGGGGTAAGTCGTTTGGAATGGGGTATGGAAGCACGAAGGCCGTACATGCCGCGTCCGACGCATGGGCCGCTGCTGCCTCGCGTCGTGATGCTTTTCAAAACGGCCCGCGATGGTCTGCGGGGCTGCAGGCCAACATCGACGCACTACGCAAGCAATCTGAGGAAGCCGCAGCAAAATGGAAGACTTCACTAGGAAGCGGCCCAGACCTACTCGACCGAGCCGGCAGCTTCGCCAAGAGCATGCTCGGCCCAACCGCTCAATCGTGGATGGGCGCTGCTAAGGGCTTAGGCGGGATGTACGCGCAGCAGTTTGGGTGGATGCAGCAGGCGGCGAAGTACATCAAGATGCCGGGAGCTTCGATGCAACGCCAATCCCTCTCCGCCCAAGACCCCCTCTCCCGCGAGGGTAACGCCCAGCGCGTTCGCTCACTCGCTCAAAATGGCCAGAAGATTGCCGAGAAGCAATTAGCTACCCAAAAGAAGAGCGAGGAGCACCTTCGTAAGATCGCAGCCAACCAGGTCGCCTTTGCACCAATGGGGATCTGATGGCCACAGAATGCGTCATTGAAACGATGGGGGTGAGCGGCACCCTCTCTCACAAGTACGCCGACGAGGTGATTACTGAGCGTTTCCGCGTGTCGCTAGATGCACCGTCGAGAAACCTGCCACAGATTCTGAACGACGCCTATACGGCCAACCCTTCACAGTTTCCCCTACGTGGCGCACCGTGGCCGCTCAACCCAACTTACGGACTCTTTGCAAAGCAGTTCCAGTTTTCCGCGAAGAGCGAACTGCTGAAGCATTGGGAAATTGCCGTCAACTACCAGCCGCTGGAGCCAGGAGAGAGCAACACAAGCGGCGGCTCCAATCCGCTGCTGTGGCCGGCAACTTATTCGTCGGATTGGATTGAGTACGAAGAGGCGATCACCGAGGCGCGCAACGTCGAAGCGTTTACCGGCGGCGCGGGGCGCGCTGCGCTTACGTTGGGGGCTGTTGTTAATAGCGCCTACGACGAGTTTGATGAAGGGCTGTATCGCACAGTTCGCGAGATGGTGCTAAATATCCATCGCAACTTGCCATCTCTAGATGCGGTTGCCCAACTCAACTACGACTTCCAAGACACATGCAATAGCGACACCTACAAGGGCCAAGGTATTCGCCGCTGGGAGTTCCTGGGGGCAGTATCTCCCGGCGTGCAAACGGCCAATGGCGTCGATTACTGGCCGACGACGATCAGTGTTCATTTGAAGAAGACGACCGACCGGAAGATCAATAACGTCGGCTGGAAGAACCTAACGTTCGATGGTGAGAAAGTCATGTACAAGGTCAAGGATGACGTTTCGGGTGCGATGGTCGATGTGAGCGAGCCGGGTTTTTTGACGCTGAGTGGTGCGCGAACCAATACGCCGGTAGTAACTACGTGGCGATTTCTAACTGAAGTTCCCTACGCGAGTCTCGGATAATGGCCAACACAATTACTATCTCAGCGCAAGTGACATTGACGCATGCGACTGGCCTGGCGTTGCCGATCCTTCCGCCGCAGAACCTTACATTCACCCAAACCGGTGAAGGCGAGGCTGGCGGCATCCAGAACATTGGCACTAGCGCTGAAAACCTGAACGTAGGCGACGTGGCCACAGAGGGATTCGCCGTCTTCAAGAATCTTGACGCCACAAACTTCGTTGAAGTCGGTTGGGATGCGAGCGGCTTTCAGTCTGCGTTCAAATTGTTGGCCGGAATGATCGCTGTTGTGCCGCTAAATCCTTCTCGCACCTGGCAGGCTAAGGCTGACACGGCGGCGGTGGAGTTGTTCTATCGCGTCATGGAGGCGTGATGGCCAAGAAGCTGCACGGGTTCACCAGCCCAGAGCGTGCCAAGCAAATCGCAATAAACCGACGTGTCACGGGCGGCAAAGGAACTCAGGCCCCTCGGGCGCGTCGCAGGCGGGGCAAGGTAGTCAATTCCACTGCCGTAATTGCTTACGAATTCCGTAATTGTAGCGACCCTCTGCGCACGCTTTTTCTCGACAACGCGGAAATCGCAGAACACGAATCCGGCGAAGTGGCCGTAGTTGAGATCGACGGAGTATTCGATTGTTGGCGTCTCATCGGCCCAGCACAATTTTGCAAGACCGGCGCCTGTGCCATCATCATGGCCTGGGGCGCCAACTGCGACGCCTGCTCCGTCTGTTTCTACCTCACCCCTTGCGGCGGCGGCTCGCCGACGTTCGTTCGCGGGGTGGAGTGGTACGAATACGAAAGCCGCGTTGTGAAGCTCGACGGGCCGGGGCATGAGGGGTGCTATGAAGTCGCGGTGGCGGATGGGTGCTTTAGCGTCAATGAGGAGCTCACCACAGAGCATGTCGTCGCCGACTACAACGACTGCGACGGCTGCGGTTGCTACGAACTGACCAACTGCGCCGACGAGGAAGACATCATTTGGGTCGCCAGCGATTTGGCGACGTTCCTCAGCGAGCCGAATGGCGCAGCGTGCATCGGCCGGTTTATCAAGAAAGACGGCGTCTGCTACGAGATCACCGCCTTCGCCAACCCGTGCGGTGTTGAGTCGCCGCAGGACTGGGGGAATCTCGGTAACTGCGGTTTTGACAATCGCCTCCCTGGATGCCCGCAGCACATTGAAAGTTGCAATGGCTGCTGCTGGATGCTCACCCCATGCCCAGACCAGGAGGGCGACCCGACCGTCAAATACTATCGCCTCAGCAGCGGCGACGGAGACTTGACCGAGTTCGTCGACGAGAACGGCCAAAGCAACGGCCGCGTTCTCTTACTGGCCGACGATATTTGCTACACGGTCGACATTCCTGAGGCGTGCCCTGAAGAGGACGTGATTCTCGGGCTGCCGACGATCAAGGAAGAGTACGACTCGTGCGAAGATTGCAAGGTCACTTGTTGGAAAGAGTGTGACGTAGACAACTGGATTCGCACCTACAGCGACATGAGCGAGGTGGGTCCGGGGGCAGTCGCCAAGCGGGCCGAAGACGGCAAATGCTATTTCCGCGTTGACCCTCCGACCGAAGACTGCGACGGCGAAGTTGTCGAGTTTACGATTGAGATGGTCATCGACGAAGCTCTGCTGTCGTGCGATATCTGCCAAGCCCCGCGGGTCAAGCTGACCCCGAGTTGCGGAAGCGGTTGCTCAGACTGCTCTGGCTCATCAGGCGGCGGCAGTGGTTCCGGCAGCCCCACGATGGTCACTGACAACGAGGCGTTGTTCCCGCACGTCGGCCAGTACGTCAAGATCGACGGCGAATGCTATCTCGTCGAGTGGACGACCGACGCCTTTACCGATCCGCTCGGCTGCTGGGTCGGGCCGTTCGATTCGTGCGCGAAGTGCGGACAGTCGCCGACTCGGAAGCGAGTCGTCACCGACGTGTACTTCGACGGCTCAGGAAACTTGATGGTCGATTACGCCGACCTCGAAGGCACGTTCAACGTCTGCGGTTCCGGAAGCAATGACATTGCGTCGACTGAAGAGTGCGAGGAGTAGCGATGCCGACGCTCTATCGTACCGCGGGAAGCGCCGCATCTCACCCGACGATCATCACCAATCCTGGAGGTGGGCTGCGACTTTGCTGTTGCGGACCGCCGCGCTTCGATTGCACCGACTGCATTGAGACTGTGCCAGATATCATCCAGTTGACGCTAAGCGGGTTCCTGACGGCGAGTGGTGGCGGGTGTTCGAGTTGTGCGGCAGAACTCAACACTACCCACAACCTGGCGCTGATCGCGTTTGGTGGTTCCATTTGCTTGTGGCGAAAGACCGGCAGCCTTTCATGCCCATCCGGCGTGACTCGCACTTACACGCTCACGGTTACTTTTGGAACCAGCGGCGGGGATAGGATTATTAGCGCCACTTACTCGTCCACTAATCCGCTGGGAAATGACTCTGTCGTGTGGCGAAAGACGCTTGGGCCTACTGGAGACGGGCCTTTCGACTGCGGTGGATCGCACACGTTGAATCACTTTGCAAACTTCGGCGGCAGCAATTGTATGGTCGTCGGCCCTGTCGCAGATGCCACGGTGAATATCCCATGAAATCCTACTACCGCGAATTCCCCCAACCAGACGGCAGCGTCAAGATTTGCGAGGCCCGCAAGATCAACGGCGTGGTCACGCGCCTGCCGACGCGCTACGTTAAGGCAGGAGAAGCGTCAAAGGCCACGGCACCGGAAGCGAAGCGGCGGCCGAAGAAAGAGCCGCGGCGGATTGAGCCGAAGCGGACCTTCGCACAGAAAGCGGCCAGCTTTACCAAGGCCGCAGCCCGCCACGTCCGCGAGGGCATGCCGCAAGCGACCGACGAGCAGGTTGCCACTCGGTTCGCAGTCTGCCATGCGTGCCCTCACTTCACGTCCAAGGGCAAGGGGCAAGGCGAGTGCGCTAAGTGCGGGTGCGGGCTGAAGGCCGTTGGCGTGTCGGGGCTCAATAAGCTGCGGTGGGCGGGGGAGTCGTGCCCGGTGGGCAGGTGGAAAGCGTTGCTCCCCGCCCCGCCTGGGGAGTGATTACAATGCCGGCATGGATAAATGGGCCGCCCTCTTCTGCCTCTCCCTCGTCCCGACCGCCATGCTAATGGAGACGGAGACGGACGCTCGGCCTTGGG